CCTCGGACCGTTCGACTGGCGAATGTGTTCCGCGATGTGGTAACCGATGCTGCTCCCGTCATGGCGCCGCTAATGCGACTGCCGAGTGCAATGCAAGCAAGCAATGCGTCCGCACGGTCCGGTGACTTCATGCTTTTCGCTGCCATCTTTTCCTTTGATTCGACGCGCAGCTTGCCCGTTTCATTCCACTCGCTTTTTCGTGTGGTGATCTGCGAGAATGTCATCGGATCGAGTTCGCCGACGTGTATTCTCCCGCGCTCCAGCTCACGACTAGCAACGTGCCACACCTGAGCAATCAGGTTTGCGTATTCGTCTTTTTCGCTCGCAGGCTTGCCGCCATGAAAGCGATTGATGTGCCATCCAAGCTCGGCGAACTGGTCACAGAAGCCTGTGCCTAGTCCGTCGGCATCGCCCCAGACCTGCCCTGCGCTTAGTCCTTCGGCTTCAAACATTCGTATAAATTCCCGCGCTGCCTGCACTGTGTCCCGTTCCTGCCATGCTCGGACGATGCGAGCGTGATTCCCGCGGCGAATTGCCAGAACGTTTTCGTCACGTCCCGCGGCGAAGTCACAGAATGCTACGATCTCGCCGTGAGCGTTTGGCTTCGGCTGTGCGTCTAGTGCATTGCGCAGCAGATCGGGTGCGAGAACCAAGCGGTCGAAGTCCTCGGTGAACTCGGCGAGGTGCTTTGAGCGGTAGAGCGGATGTGATTCGCCGTATTTGATTCGGTCTAGTTCCCTTTTCTCCGCGCTGATGTGAGCGCAGTCTGTCGATGGCACCCGGATCGTCTTGTAGAGCGATGAGTTCTTGTGGAATGAGTCGTAGAACTGACCGCGCGGCGCACCCGGTGACGACACCCAAAGTTCCATTTTCCGCGTGCATCGGTCGAATGCCTCGAAGATCGAGTCTGGCACCGTCTTAGCTTCATCGATGATGAGGAATACAGGGTCAACATCGCCTCCGATCTTCGGGTGATGCCCTTCGGCTCTCCCCGGGTTGTCGGTGCTGAATCCGAACGCGTAGCCTCCCTCGGGCGTTCGTAGCTCCTCACTCATGAAGCGCCAATGTGGGAACCGATGCTGATAGACTTTGACGGCACCCCATAGCTGCTTCTCAATCTGCATCCATGAGCCGCTGGTGAAAATGCACTGCCCACGCGGGAACTCATGCAGGAACCATAGCACAAGCGGAGCCACAAGGCGCGCCGTCTTGCCGCTGCCATTCGCCGCGACTACGCTTGTCGGTTGTTCCATCGCGACCGACTCCATGGCTTCGCACTGCCAAAGGTATGGCGTGATTCCTAATACGCGGATGCAGAACTCGGTCGGACTCATTTCTTCGCCTTTGCCCGTGCGATTTCGACGAGGGTAGAAAGGTTTTTATCTTGCTCAACAGATAGCGGTAGCTGCATAACTGGTGATCCATCCGGTCCGCTGATCTCCTGCTTGTCAGACTGTCCGAGCATGTTCTTCCCGAGGAAGATGAGCATGGAAACATTGCCAGCGAGTGCCACCTCAATCTGCTTTTTACGCAGTCGGGTTTTGCCATTCTCACGCCCTTTTGCAATTACGTCCGCAAAATGACGGTCGAGCGTGTCCACCGAACATCCCACGATTGCCGCGATTTCCTTGTTTGGACATCCGATGCCTGCGAGCTTTTCGACAAGATCACCGTCAATCTCTAGCTTCGGTCTGCCGCCTTTGTTTGGTTTCTCACTCATAGGTCATCAGATTGGAGCGCATCGGTCGGAGTTGCACCGCCCTTTCCGGCATGGAATGCCGACGTGTCACTGGATTCACTTGATGCGCGTTTTGGTTTGCCGAGATACATTCCCGCGCCGCGACGCTCAATTTCACTAAACGGTAAAATCGGTACTGTCAAGCGGGATTTTGCTGCGGGGTTCAAAAAGTAGATGTAGCGGAGTTGGAAGCCGGGGAGTGGTTTCCATCCAGCGTCTGAGAATTGCTTCATGGATGCACCGCCCGTTTCTTTTGATCCCATTTCAGCGGCTAGTTCTCGACGTATGTTTCCTCCGCCGTTTTTGCCCTTCATGGTCATAGATGAGCGTGAGACAACTTTGCGAGCTTGCGCTTGTTCTTGCTTACTTCTCCCGTCGGTTAGCGACATTCGGGAAAATTTTTCACCGGATGGAGCTTCCCATATCTGCGTGTTCTCTTTGATCCCAGTCAGCACAAACCCGCTTGCTCTGTAAATCGTTCCGTCTCCGCATTGTGTGCCGTCGGCAAAGCTCACCACCCATTCAATATGAGGATACGTCTTTCGAATCAATCGCATCGCCACAGCAATCGCCCTGCTTTCGGAATTACGAGGAAGCCAGTCCGCAAACGCCATGCGGTTTAGTTCCAAGAATCCGTTCCATCCCGTATTTTCAACTAGACCTTGAATTTTACGCTTGTCGAGCGACGGTCCGAACTGCATTGCGCCGCCGCATTTGCCGTTAAGAAATACACCGAAATGCAGTTGTGAGTTTTGAGTGACCTTTCTGGAATAATGGCACGACTTCACAATTCGCGCGGCGTCCTGCGAGCTGATGGGCTTTACGATGATTTCTTTTGCGCTCATGCTCGGTTAAATGATTGACAGATGAACGCTAGTGCGTTGCCGTTGCTGTTTTCGTTCACGGCTGACTCGCCATGCCCCATGCTTTTTGCTTTTGCGATTGCCGCTTGCACATCCTCGGCTTGCTCGTCGTGGACGGTGAACGTCATTTGTTGAAACGGCTGCTTGTCGCCATCCGCTAGTTCTGGCATTCCTGTTTCTTCCACATCGAAGGCTCCGACTTCATCCTCCGTAAATCCAAGCAATCCAAGATCGTAGTCTAATTCCCGCAGATCCGCAAGCTCCAGTCCCAGCATTTCCTCATCCCAGCCGCTATTGAGTGCCAGTTTGTTGTCAGCGATGACGTAAGCCTTGCGCTGTGTCTCGGTGAGGTGATCCAAGCGAATGCAGGGAACGTCTTTCAGTCCGAGCTTCTGCGCTGCCATGATGCGACCATGACCGGCGATGATTCCGTTCTCTGCGTCGATCAGCACGGGATTGGTGAAGCCGAACTCGCGGATCGAACCTGCGATCTGCGCCACCTGTGCCTCGCTATGGGTTCTGCTGTTGCGTGCGTAGGGAATCAGTTTCCCTGTTTCTATCTGCTCTATTTTCGGTTTGTTCTTCATGACGTAGTTTTCTATTGACGTGTTTTTCTCTGTTGGTAAAATCTTGGTTATCACATCCTCAGTGCCTGTTTGAGCGCGTCGAGTGTGGGTTTTCCGTCTCTGCCGATTGCTTGCGGTCCGAGCCTGTCGGTGATCGTTTTCCGTGCCTCATCTGCCAGTTCGGGCGTGAGGTCATCGATGTTAGCATCAACTCCAGCGTTGAACTGTTTCCCTAGGTCAACGCCAAATTGCGCGACGTTCGGAGCTTTGACCCGTTCGCCTTTTCTCACAAGCTTGCGACGCTCGGCTTCGGCACGCTTCACTGGCTCTTGGATCATGTAGGAATTGAAGCCGAACGGACCCCATGGCACATCGAAGCCACCGATGTCTGCTGCGTTCTGAAATTGCCAATAGGCGAAGTCATCCCAGCGTCTCACGTCTCCTTCAGCCTCAACATGTCGCTGCCGCTTGATGCGCGCTCCCGGGCGCCGGACAAAGCGAGCCGCGGGATTGAGATTCAGCCAGTCCTCGTTGCGCATTCTTCCCTGCCATTGAGCGAAGGTTGACGCTTGCTCTAGGTTGGTGTTGTAGATCAACTGTAAACGAGCGTTTGAAATGACATTGGTGATCTTGGTGTCCTTGTAGTCGGCAGGCGTTGCCAGTCCCTCTTGAATCAGAAACTCCGCGGAACGCTCGCGGAACTTGGCGAGTCCGGTCTCCTTGTAGGCTGTCACGATCTCCCCCGTATTTACGTCCACGATCTCCTCTGTGGCGTCCGCTTGCCAGTCCAGCAACATGTTCCGCATCTTGTTCAGAACGCGCGCTGAGGTCACTGTGGCGCTGAAAAACGAGCGATTGCGGATTGCCGGTGCCATCGCTGACCATTCGCGCCATCGGAACCACGACGGCGTCACTTTGCGCCGTGATAGGTTTTCGACTGCTTGGAGGAATGCGTTCATTTCGTTGAGCTGTTGAGTTCGGCGATTGCTCGCTTGCCCACCGGTGTCAGGTGGTAGGTTGACGGTCTGCCTGGCTGCTTTGTGATTAAGCCCTTTTGCATTAACACCCACAGGTTGTTGTTCACGCAGACTAGACCGACCTTGGCATGGTTGGCGATCTCACGCATGGTTCGACCGTCGGCAATGACGAAGATGCGAGCCTCGCCCATGCCGATGCCCAGTGAGTAGAGTTTGCTGACGATGCAATGAACCGTGGTAGTGGTCACGGAATCAAGATACAGAAATCCGAGCGGTTGGCAAGCGTGAAATCGGATCGAGTTCGCCCCTGCTCCTCGCGCCTGAACATGCGGGAGCAGAGGCATTAGTTCCCGTCCATCACTCGATGGGGAGATTCTTTATTGCCGCTTGCACGGCGTCATAAGCGCTGATCATCGCTCTGGCTTTCTCGATCTTTTTGCAGTTCGACCAGACCGTGTCATGACCGGCGGAGAAAACTAGCCCGATCCGAGCGAATGTCCAGCCTCGGTCACGCATGACAGCCTGCACGACTGCTCTGGCATCCGCTGCTTCCTGTAACCGTGTCTTGGTTGTGACGAGTTCAGGATCGACGCCAAGCTCGGTGCTGACGATTTTGATGATGTCGGAGATTTTCATGGTTTTTGTTTGTGCCGTTTTCTCATACCCTCCCACGATAATTCGTAGGCTCTCTCCCATGCGG